ATATCTGTTAGTTCTTCATCATTATCAACTTTTAAAATACAATGACCCCAACGGTACATTTCTTCAGTTTCACAAGAAACGCCTTTGTCATCATCTCTAAATGTTTGATATTCGTAAATTGATTTTTTAAACTTTGGTGAAATTTTATAATACTTTGCCATTTTTTGTCCACATTCTATCTAGTAGGTAATACCACCCACCATTAATCATTGGTTCTACTATTGCATCAACACCTGCAAGTGACCATTCTGCACCTGTAATTAATCTGTTACAAGTCATAGCAATTACTATGTGACCAATAGTGTAAACAGTAGCTCTACCTAAACTTGTTGAACCAAGTTTTTTTAGTAAGTTAAAGATACCATTTCTAAATTCTGTCATATACATTTAAAAGTATTGGCAGGGGTCTGCCTAACGGTCTGACCCCTACCAAATTGGTTAAGATTAATTATGCGTTAGCAGAATAACCTTGTGAACCGAATAAAGCGGCTTGACCAGCTGCGATTACAGCTTTTGATGGTGTACCAACTCTATAAGAAACACCAGTTGATGTTCTATTTTCATAAATCATCATACCTTCGTTTCTAAGTTTACCCACCATAGATGCTGGTGAAGTAAGGTCGAATTTGCTTCTTAGAGTTTTCCAAGTCACTGATTGACCTTTAGCGAAAAGATTTCTTACCTTTTCAGTTTTTGATTGCTTAGTTCTAGCCATGTTGTCTTCTCCTTTATGTTTAAACATGTTCATAATATATTGTAACATATGTTACTCCTTTCAAATTGTGTTTAAAGTTCACCAACTATTCGACAAGACAAAGCGTACATCTGTAGTTTGCTCGTCTGAATTCTATTTGTCATTATCAGGTTCAAAATCTGGTATAAATTCAATACCGTCCATATCTGATAAATCTTTTACCTCTTTTTGTACATCTGGCGACAGTGGTGCGTGTGGTTTATGTTTTTTGTCAATGACTTTACTATAATCCAACTTTGCATTTTTCTGGCCATTTCTTTGTACTTTAATCTGTACCATTTTATCAGCTAAAGCTTGTGCTGGATGATACTTGTTAAAATCTCTATAAATTAAACCTCTAATACTATCAATTACTAATGATAGGTCACGCATAAAAGTGTCTTCTTTTGTTTTGATGCCTGCATTTATAAACTTATCTAAAAGTGTATAAGCAATATCGTCAACTGTTCCTTCAACAAACTCTTTAGTTTGTTCTTCTACTAGTTTTTGGTGATGTTCAGGATTAACATTACCAACATTCTCTCTATTTACTATTTTGTCTGTTGGAAACAGTACGATTTTATCATCAGCCATCTATTACTTCACCTTTGAAATTAACTTTACCTTTATCATTAAAGTATTCTACCAACTGATTGTAACCGCCAATCAATTCGCCTTCAATTACAATTTGAGGCATGGTTCTTACTTGTTTACCAACAGCTTCATACAACTCTTCAGGTGTATTGAAGTCTTTGCCAAACATCTTTTCTTCGTATGTCATTCCAAGGTTTTTCAACAAAGATTTTGCTTTGTCACAGAAAACACAATTAGGTTTACTGTATATCTGGATTGTCATTATTACCACTTTCCATTACATTTTTAAACGCTGTTTGAGCTTTATCTTTTAAGTTATATGCATCAACAGCCTGTTCTATATTGTAATTATACATTTTATTGTATTCACCTAAAGGCAATCTCAAACCAATCCACGCTCTATAATAACCTGCACTAGTCAAAGTTACATCCTGAGCAAAGATTTCATAACCTCTCACTGGTGTATTTTTGATTGAGTTTACTAATACACTCTCAACCTCAGAAACAACTGTTTTAGTTTCTGTTTTACCAAGTTCAGTTATAAACTGTTTGGATTCTTTGTTCATCTTACCCATAATAATGTCAGCCATTTCAGACTTTGCATACATCTTTGCTTTCTCTATAGCAAGTTGTAAGTCTGGCGATACAGCTGTTGCAACACCATAGATACACTGTTTATTCTTATCTGCCTTTTTAACTTGACCGATAATATTTGTATCTAAGTCACAAGCATCTGTTTCATTAATATCTGCCATATACCAATTAGGTACGACATTAAGACTATCTGCCTTTTCTTTTTTGATTGTATAACTTGTACTAGAGCAAGCGCCTAACAAGGCAACCATACTCAAAGCTCCAATCGTTTTCACATATTTGTTCATATTATACCTTCTCTTTCATAATATACAGTAATTCTTGTACTTTGTCAAGTCCAGATTGCATAGCGTTTAAAACATCAGCCATAGACACATCCATTCTAGTAAATACAAAGATTACCAGAGCAATAATAATTATATTCTTAATCATTATTCAGCCTCCCATTCACCGTTCTTGTTCATACACACTTTTCCGAACGATTTAAAAGCGTGTTCAGGCCTAGAATAGTACCTGCAATATTCTGGTGTGTTAACATCACGGTAGTAAAACTGAGCAAACAACTCCCAATAACTAGGACCGTCAAATCTATTTCTACCATCAGCACACTCCAAAATTTCTTCTTTAATTATTTCGTCACCTTTTTGTTTGATAACTACTTTAATATAACAAAACTGACCATTTACTTCAGCGGGATTAACAGGTTTAATCTTAGTGTGATATACTGGTTCACCACCAACTGCAATACCTGTAATTAACATAAAGATAATTAATATGAAAGTCCAAGTTAAGTATCTTCTAATTCGCATATGTTGTAAAGGGTCAAACATAATTTTCTAATTTCTTTATACTATCCTTCGTATTATATATGGTATCTTCAATAAAGGCAAGCCTGGATTGATTACTTGTTAATTCTTTTTCGTCCTCTAACTCTTTGATTTCGTTCTTCAATTGTTCTATTTTTGTTCTTATATCACTTTCTGTCATTGTTTTTCTACCCACTTTCCGTCTGGCAACTGACAAGCAGTACCAAACACCATTCGTCTATTTACACCACCAAGACCAACTAACGGCCACTGATTGGTAATATCAATCGTTGCGTCATAGTCTTTACATTTGATTGTTTCTACCATATATGACCTAGTGGTCTTAATAATACCTGAATTGCCTGTCTTTTGATTGTACCAGTTTGTATAACTTGAACCAGCAGGACCGTTGTTTAAATGGTCTACAAAGACGGCATTGTGTACATCATAATCTGAATTGTACATAATATCTGCACCTACAAAGGCACCACCCATAGTACATAATGCAATAGCGGCTGGTTCACCTGTAAACTGAGCACAAGTGGCTGCCGTGGTTGTACCACCTAGTACAGCACCAACTTGTGACCTATTTGTACTACAAGCACTAACGAGTATCGTCAGCAATATCAGTATCGTCAATCTTTTCATAATTACCTTTGTCTTTTGACACAACTAAACAATCACTTTGTATTTGTTGTATCAAATTATCAATTTCAACCGTGTTTGCCTTATTGGCTCCGTATTTCATTTCACGGAGCCTATCGGCATCTTTTTT